CAACAAACTCAACGATACCGTGAGAATCTTAACTATAATTACAGCGAAACAAAGTGGTATTGATTACGATAGCGTATTGCGAGAATATAACCTTGATGGGGGGTAAGTATAAGTGAGTTTGGGGATGTTGAAACACAGTCTGAAAGATCAGTTGATTCTCCACGAGGGGTTAAGGTTGAGGGTCTATACTTGCACAGCCAACAAGAAAACTATAGGCGTAGGTAGAAATTTAGAAGATGTGGGTTTGTCTCCAGAAGAACAGGAGCGTATTTTAGGGCGCAGGGGATTGAGTAGGAGCCAAGTAATTAACATTCTCGAAGAACGTGGAATCACGAAAGATGAAGCTCTGTATATGCTCGATAACGACATAGCTAGGTGCATAAAGGACGTTGAACAATTCCCTTGGTTCAAGTGTCTAGATCCTGTTCGCCAAAAGGTTATCGTGGACATGTGTTTTAACTTGGGACTAGCTGGTCTGAAAGGATTCCGCAAAATGATTGCCGCCCTGGCCGCGGGCGACTATAAACAAGCCGCCGCCGAAATGGTCAACAGCAAGTGGTATCACCAAGTTGGCAACCGAGGTAAGCGACTTGTCAGGATGATGGAGTCTGGTGAGGATTACACAGATTAAAGGAGGATTATCATGTGGTACGATCCTATTTTGGCTTATGCGCTTGATGCGCTTGTAACGCTGATAATTGGTTTGATAGCCTTGGCTGTGGCGTATGGTACAAGGTATCTGCGGTTGTTAAGCAACCGCCTGCAGGAACAGGTGAAACACGATTTGATCGCCAATACTATTGCAAGGTTAGAAAAAACGGTTGTTGTAACGGTACAGGCCGCTGAACAAAAAGTGGCGGCTGATTTGCGGGAAAAAGTAAAAGACGGTAAGATCGAGCGTTCCGAACTACTAACCGTTGCAGAAAACGTTAAAACAGAAGTGCTTAACATATTAGGAGAAGAAGCGGTTTCAGTTTTACAGGATACTTTCGGTGACATTAACACGCTTATTGAGAACTATATTGAAGCAACGGTGTTTGAACTAAAAAAGTAGAAAGCCCGGTGTTTCTGGCGGTTAGCACACTTGCACAATCGCTGAAACCAGCACCGCTGGATCCACGGGAAAAGCCTCACACGAAAGAGATTATTCGGCGAATGAGGAGGTAGTCAAGTGAAATGTAAAGTCGTGTTGCTTACCGTTGTGTTGATTATCCTAATGACAACACCCGCTTTAGCCGAATGGTCGGGTACGGTGATTGTGTACAAGGAGTATTCACCTGAACAAACCAAGACTATCTACACACTGGTCTTAGATTATTCAATCAGGGATTGGTGGTATCTGGATTTTGTTCTTGATCACCACCCGATCAAAGGGACAGATGCAGATGTTAGTACAACCTTCTACGCACTCGACGTATTCCCCAGCGCTATCTATGTAACGGTAGGTGTGCGCAAGGGTGTTTGGCGCAGTGATACACCGGTAACGACATACTGGCGGCTCGCTTTTAGGTTCTAGCCTTCCAGACCACCCTTTTAATATGGAGGTGAAGATCACCACAATGTATTCTTACAAACGAAGTATTGAACCTGTTCTACCATAGAAAGGAGGTGATCGAGTATATCCCGCCGCAGCAACGGCGGTTTATACACAGGGAGGTGATAGAATAAAACTATTAACCTGTGAACCACTCAACGCTTCTCACATGAACCTCTACGTCATTAGCGACGTACATTTGGGAAGCGTAGACTGCGATGAAGAATTGTTTCAACACAACCTGCAAGTGATCAAAGAAGATCCTCTGGCGAGAGTCATCCTGAACGGTGATCTCTTGCAGAACGACTTGAGGGGTTCCAAGGGGGATATTTATAAGCAGAAGTATCCCCCCAGTCAACAAAAACGAATCATGCGCCAATACTTAGAACCCATAGCTGAGAAGATACTTGGTATGATTGGCGGAAACCATGAACTTAGAACCCAAGAGGACGCTACTCCGATTTTAGATATAGCAGAATGGCTCGGGGTGCCGTATCTCGAAGGTGAAGGATTATTCAAAATCCCTGTGGGGGCTAGACCTAACGGGAAACCATACCCTTATATCGTGTATTGCACACACGGTGGTTCAAATGGTCGAACTATGGGGGCGGTGACGAACGCTCTCCATAGATTAGGAGACATAGTATTAGCTGATGTGTATTGCATAGGGCACACCCATAAGCCCCTAGCCTTTCCCGACAGCTATTATGTGCCCGACATGTTTAACGGGAAAGTACACGAAAAGATCAGATACTATGTCAATACCGGGAGTTACCAGAGACGGGGTATGTACCCCATCACTAAGAATATGAGACCTGTTGTTTTAATGACACCGAAGATAGTTTTATCAGGAACCGAGCGAAAAGTCAGCGTGATCTTGTAGTCCAAATTTTGACAATTAACCTCTATAGGTTAATCTCGTCTAATGAACCCCTTGACTTCAAGTCAAGGGTTTTTTTATCCGTTGCACAAAAAAAATACTTGACTACATGCAGGCAGTCATGTATAATAAGAGACGAAAGGAGGGATACTATGAAGTTGCCCAAAGCAAGAATAACCTTGGACTTAGATCATGACTTGTTGGAATGGGTCATGGTGAAGGTTCAAGAAACAAAGAAAAGCCGTAACGAGGTAATCGGGCAAATTATTAGACTCGCTAAGGAGAGTGAAGAAAATGAAGCGTCAATGGATGAACGATGATTACGATACTTATTTAGAACCGCCAACTGAATCTAGATATGTAGTTTGTGCGTATTGTGGAAAATGGATCGACATGGAGGATGCCTATTGGGACAAAATCGACACCCCATACTGCGACGAATATTGTTGTGAAGAAGCACGGGAGGGATACCGATGAGAGATTGGATTGAGACTGCAGGTCTTTTCACACTCCTTTTAATTATGGTAGGGTTGATAGGATACGGGGTCTACTGGGTCTATGACTGTTTCTATGGCGAATGGTTGGATAAACCTGTACTCGAAGCGGTAGAAGAACGACCTCGACCCAAGACCTATCAAGTTCAACCGGGAGATACCATTTGGGATATTTATGTCACATATTACAAAGGTTATGATTGGAACGAAATCAGGTACAAGATCAGAGAAATAAACGGTTTGAAAAACGACACGCTATATCCTTATGAAATTATCGATTTGCCGGAGGTGGAGTAATCGTTGATCAGATCTATAACCCTGCGCTTGTAGTTGAGGCGTGGTGCAGGTGATGATGTGGAATGATTAAACTTTACGACCACCAAAAGGTGGCACTGGAATATTTGAGACTGTATGAAGGGTTCGCCTTGTTTCACGAGCAGGGCTTAGGGAAAACTCTAGTCGGTCTCGCCCATATTGCAAGATTGGCACTCGCTGGGAAAATAGAATCAGCACTTGTGATAGCGCCGAAAGCGGCGATGGGCGCATGGACAAGAGATATTGCAAAATTCCCACCCGCCGAGCAAGCTGTGCTTGAACAAATTCTCACAGTTATAAACTACGAATCAGTATGGCGAAAAGGTAGGGGGTACGATAGGGCGTGGGATTGCATCATTTTAGACGAAAGTCACAAGATTAAGAATCGGACGACGAAACAAAGTAGCTTCATTTTGAAGTTGGCTCTTAAAGCAAAGTATCGCTACATCTTGACGGGTACACCTATTGGTAACGGACGATTGGAAGATTTATGGGCACAGTATGCGTTCTTGTATCCCAAACTTGTACGGGGTAGAGTCGCTTCAGAACTCTTCGGAACATGGTCACAATTCATCGATAAATACTGCATACTCGACCAATATTGGAAACCTTATCGTTATATTAATGTAGATGAGTTCCAAGAGATTATGGACATGTATTGCCACAGGGTTACAAAGGAAGAAGCACTCGATTTACCGGACAAGCTACCAGATGAAATCTATGATATTGAGTTAAAGGAGAAGAAGCTCTACAAAGAGTTACACAAAGACGGGGCTTCTCTCGATTATGACCTGCTCTTGGAAAACCCGCTCGCTCGACTGACCAAGTTGAGACAGGTGTGTAGCGGATTCTTGACGTTAGAGGACGGGAGGGTTGTAGAATTAAAGTCCGAAAAGTTAAAAGCGCTGGAAGATTTCTTAGACGGCTGGGAGAAGAAATTAGTTATATTTTGCGAGTATAAGCACTCAATACGGAGCATATCGAAGCTGTTGGA